CTTAGCCCTGTCTGCGCTATTTCTTCTCTGTATATCAAGCTGTCCTGTTCGGCGAACCAAACAGGCAGTACAATCCGGTTAATATATTCCTGTTTTTTGTTTTTCAAGGTATTAAACCGTCTTTGTACGGGGATCAATCTTTCGACGACTGTCCGTCCCCAAAAGCAGCCAGGCCTCCGTATACAAACCTGTTTCGTGAATGGATGCGAGGGTCTGAAATCGTCGCCCACCAACCAGGGAAGATCCATATACACCGCTAATTTATCACCCACAACTGTTATCAGCTTACCTTTGGGGTACTTTTTACAGGGCAGGTACGTTGCCTCAATCACCAGCTCAGCGTTCCTCATCCTGCCTTTAGTGTAGCGCTGTACGGATGCCGTGTAGCCCAAGCCCCCTGTAGAAATCCTGCTGCTCTCAAGGTTGTACACGTCCATTTCTCGGCCGGGCAGCTTAACCTCCCAAATCTCCTCAATCTCTTCAATATCCATTGGCCGGGCATGGAATATGCTTCGCTGCTGCTCAATATACTCCTTAAAAGGGCTTTCGGGATATATCTCAAACGCGGGAACAACGGTATGCACAATACCCCCTTCCCGCCATTCGCCTTCACCTTTACGCATGATCAAGCGTCCCATTTTCGGGTCCCACACGTCTTTATGGAGGGTCGTGCCAACGGTCTCGCACCAAGCCGTCGCGTCGTTGAAATGCTCCTGCATCTTGACCTCGTTATAAGTGCCCTTAACTATCTTTGTTGAAATCAGAGCCGTAGAAACATCTTCATCAGTGTCGGATGCCGGACGAACCATTAGCGATGGCTTCGCCTTGCTTAACTTTGCCTGCCGTGCTTCGATCTTCATTGCAATAACATTGAAGACCTCACGCTCCTCATCGTCGTAGGCAAACGGTATTTCATCGATCTGGCGCATAACCTCGTTTATGTCGCAATACTGGTTTCCATTCAGGAACTCCGTATTCAACTGCCACTGGAGCTCGAACGGTATCCTGTCCTCACGACGGCGCTCGTGCTCTTTCTTTATTTCAGACACTATCATGTCTTCGTCTTTAACCGTGCCATCCATATAGGCCTTGACTTCGAGGCCTCCCTCTTCCGTCTTGTCCTGCTGTTCGCTGCCTTCGCCTTGCTTTAGCACCGGTAAAAAGGTGCTGACAATGCCCCTGAAACTCTGACGTTTTGCCAAATCTGATCACCTGCCCCCTATCCCCGTTTTTCGCGGAGCTCTTTCGTCCTTCTGCAAACGGCGCTACCAATCGGCGCGCTCTTGCCGTGCTTCCTTTTCATGTGCTGCGTGACCAGGCTTCCTGTTGGCACGTCCCCGGTTTCCGGCCGTCGCATTGATAGAACGAAAATAGCCGATGCCTGTGCAACGACTACAATACTTAACGCTATTATTACTATGTTCATGGACTATCCCTTCTTTTTACCGCCCTTGCTGCCTCCTGACCTTGGTTTGGCCGCAGAGACCTCCTTTTTCCCTTCCGGTTCCTCAGGTGTCTTCGTCGGCTCCGGCTCTTCCTCGGCCTGTGACGCCTGCGGCCCCGCCTTACTCTGCTCGACGGCACTCTTTACAACGGCCGCCTCAAGCTCGTCAATTGCTGTCTGCTTCTGCTCGATTAATACAAATGCACGCTCCAGCTTGCCCTCGAGCCCGGCTCTCTCTTCCTCAAACGCCTTACTGGCAAGCTCAAAGTCTTTTATCGCGACCTGCGCGGCAGCCTCGGCAGCCTGGGCCCGGGCATCCAGCCCGGCAAGCTCAGGGAATAGTGCGTTCCCCTCCGTAACAACCAATTTCAAGTGGTCCTCGCATACGATATAGGTCACATTCCTCGGACCGCCGGGGTTCCCTATAACATAACTCCCTGTATTTGTGCAGCCATAGTGGTCACACCGCAAAATACCCTTATACTCTTGAATAATCGCATTCATCCTCTCATAAACCTCCTGCGTCTATTTTTATTTGCGCCGCCGTGAGCGCGCATAATACGCTCCTTGTGCTGCTGATGTACGGGCTTCTCCTCCCTGGGTTCCCTGGGGGCGCTTGCCCGGCTTACACAAAAATATCTGATTGCGTCTGGGTAGTGAGTCCTTTCGTGGGGGGTCAGCGCAACATCGTTGCGGTTCTTCTCAGCTTTCTGGATTATTGTTAAATGCTTCCACAGATCGGGGTCTAGGCCTTCGTCAAACGTCAAGTTTGCCGTTGTGTACTCCTCGCCCGTCTGCTCATTCCTCATCGTATACGGCCGCAGCCACTCGTGTACGTTCAGCCAGCCTTGTTCCCTGCTGCTCGAAGCCTTGGAAAGCGTTATTCCGTTTTCGCTGAATATCTGGGCTGCCGACCTGCCCGTATCCTGCTGCCTCTTCCACAGATCCGGCGGGCCATAAAAAATATGTATCTGCTCGTTACCAGTAAGCTCCAAGATCAGCTCCGCAGCCTTTGAAATAATCAGGCCCTTTTTGCGGAGCGCCCTATACACACGCGCCCTGCCGTAGTTGTCCATCCAGTACCAAACCACCGCCAGGCTGTCAAAACCGTAGTCGATAGAAACATAGCGCATGTACCAGTCAGGGATCATTGTTTCCGGAGACTTGATGTGGATTTCTTTCCTCAGCTCAGGAAATGCAAAACCACAGGCCGACGTGAACTGCCCGTACTTCCTGCTCTTTAGCTCCTCCTCGCCGTATTCAAGCACGAGCTGCTCTTTTTCCTCTTCCGTCAGGTACGGGTTGTCGTCCCACTCAAACATCCAATACTCTATCTCTGGATTGTTTCTTTCATTGACGTAAATCAAATCATAAACCCAGGTAAGCCCCTTGAGCGGCGTCATCGTAAACCATATGCTGCCTTCGGTGTCCATGATACGCATACGACATTCATCGTATATCCCCTTATCCTCAGGCTCCTCGTCAAACCAGATCCAGCCCTTAGACGGGCCCTGGAAAGAGCCCCTTCCTTGTTCGCAGGTTTTAAACCCGATGTCGCAGCCGTTCTTTAAAAGGATTTTGTCAATCAGTCCGTTTTCCGGATCATCCTTCCTGCCATGGCGCATGATGAATTCGTGTACCAACCTTTTTGGTAGCCAGCGCAGCACTTCTTTTTGAGCAACCTCTTTTTGGACGTCGCCGGTTAGGGATACGACCCAACCCGAAGAGGGGCTTAAGTCCCGGTACCTGCAGTCACCCGACGCATGAAATATGGCCTCTGCCGCGCCGCCCACGGTCTTGCCGGTTCTGTTTCCTCCAAATATTGCCTTGATACGCTTAGCGCTCTTGTGGAACTCAACCTGTTTTTTATGCGTCCTGTTGCCTACGTTGTAAATGCTCAGAAGCTCTTCTCTTTGCTGCCTCCTAATTTCCCTGTTGTTTGCCTCTAACTTCGCACGGAGATACTTTATCCTTGCTTGCTTCTCCTCTGGCGTCATTCTTGCAATTTCTTCACTGGTTAACATGACATCACCTGTTTTCAGTCAGCGTTGCAATATGCGTTCCATATCGCTTTGGCATAATTCTCATTCATCTGCTCCATTAAACCGTCCGCAATATTACACTTTGACTCCTCCTGTATAAATGCCTGAATGGTTTCCGACAGCTGGGCTCCCGCTAAATGACATAGTTCATGGATGATTATTTCTTCGACATCATGCCCTTTAACACGATCATGCTCACAATTTACATTCAAACATGCGTACTTATGAGACAACTCCCACCTAATGAATGCCATTGCATTAACATCTCCAAAGCTCTCATACGTTTCTTCTCCGCTCAGAAATCGAAGCTCAATATCCCAATCCTGAATTCGCATAATCTTTTGCATCTTCCAAATAAATTCTTCTATCTCACGATAAGCATCCGCGTTTCCGGGCTGCCCACACACTTCGAACTTTATCTTGTTTTGCATAGTTCCTCCACTTCATGCTCCGGCTGCTCAATATGCCCCGTTACAGCCTTACATTTATAGCACCACATGTGTTTTATGTGCCCTGCGGATTTGTTGCGCCTGCTCTTTCGCCATATACGCTGTTTGTTGCCGCATTCCGGACAAGCTAAGGTTTTTTGTTTCACGTTAAATAACCCCCTTTTTACCCCTTCTTGTGTTTAAAAAATTCTACCTGCCGCAGTCGCTTTTCTGCTTCGGCTCTTGTCAGGGCTGGCTTCGATAACGGCTTATTCTTTTCCGATAAAACTTGGTATCCGGTCTTCGTTTTCTTGATCATAGGCAACAACCTCCTTTTGACGCCGATCTTTGGGCAAGGCCCTTTTGTTTTCGGCGGGATATGACGGGGATCTATTATAAGATACCCCCGGGGGGCAATTTCTGGGGCGAGGGTTCTGAAGGTTAGATCTGCGGGTCTGGTTGCGGGTCTGGGCTCATGGCCTGGGCTGCTGCAGGTCTGGCCGGGGCACCCTCTCTTGGCCGCCCTTGGATCAGCACATTCAACGAAATAATATTTTTGTTGAATAATTAAAAAACCCTGTAAGCCGCTATTCCCAACGGTTTCAGGGGTTTGAGCATAATAACATATATATAATGTAGACATCAAAACACAACATATAGTATGTGCCGTGTCCGGTCCGGTCCGGTCCGGTCCG